AAAACGTTCTTCGCCGATTTTATTACGTTCTTCCGATGCCCATTCTTCATCTCTGTCTGGGTGGTATTTCCAATCAGCATTAAAGGCTCTAAATCCATTTAATCCCAATCCATTTTCTGTGTCGTTACCAAATTCATCTTGTGCTTTAGCAGCCTCTCTATAAATTTGTGCAAATTGGTCATCATCCTGGTTTGGTGTGCTTGTGATAATACATTTACCACCAGTTGATAATGTAGGTGATAGTGCTGTCCAGAATTCTTTGGCTATGTTAGGACGCACAAATGCAAATTCGTCTAAGTATGCTAACGATATGGACAAACCACGTCCAGTATTTTCAGTAGTTGATTGTGCAATAATACGTGAACCATTATCAAATTCTAAACTACCTTTGTTGTAGCTTGTTACACCAGCACGTATAAAGTCTGGAAGTGTTTCGTATGCAAAACGTATACGTTGCATAATTTCACTTGCGCCACTGTATTTGTGTGCCGCAATAAGGATCGTTTGATCAGGAACAAACATAGCATACCATAATAGGTATCCTGCTGCCGCTGTTGATTTACCCATTTGTCTACTTACTAATGCAATACTGTATCTGTTTTTGTGATAACAATCTACAAGTTCTTTTTGATATTCAAAAAGTTCAAATTTTACACGACCTTTAGTTGGATGTTGAATCCAACAATGGTTTATCATAAAGTATTTTGGATCATCTGCACATTTGGCAAGTTCCAATAAATCTTCTTCTGTAAACTTTTCTTTTTGATATGGGGTTTTGGTTAATTTTGTATCTGCTGTACTCATACTTGTATTTAGTCAAGAAAAACGGCGTAGTTAATTAAAACTACACCGTTCTGTTATTCACCTGGGAGTAAATTATTTCGATTTTTTTGCTTTGTAGGCTTCTTTAAGATCTTCTACTGTATGTTCTTTAATTCCTACTTTCATGCTTTCCGCATCTAAGTATCTTTTTAAACTTAGGTTAACGCTTTGTGCAAGTTCATATGGCTCAGCATATACTGTAGATTCTTCTTCAGCTGCGCCGTCTGGTGTGTTTGCCCATTCGTTTAATTTTTCACTAATTGCTTCTTCTGATAAACCTGCGTTTTTCATCATAGTAACTAGTTGTGTAGTATCCATTGTTGGAGACTCTTCTAATTCTTCTTTATCATCTTCGGCTACTGCTACTTCTTCAAGCTCTTCAGTTTCTTCAACTTTATCATCTTCGTCATCTTTTTTAGCACCTTTTTTAGAAGCTAACATTTTTGCAAATGCGTCTTTTTGTGCTTGGCTTTGTGCTTCTTCAAGTCCAGATAATTCTTTTAATCTGTTCATATCAGATTCCATTGATGCAATTTTTGTCCAACCTTCTTGATCAGCCATTTCGTCATCCATGTCTTGGAAGTTATTATCTTGTGGTTCAAAATATGTAAATTCACTTGATGGCATCATGTGTGTAAAGTTGTGAAGTTCGTCTTTGTTACAATATCCAAAAGCACCTGTTTCAGTGTTAATACATGCATATTCAGGAACATCGCCTTCAGTTACTGCTTCTTCTGATTCAACTTTGTATTTTTTGCCGTCAACTTCAAATTCTTTCTTATTGGCCGCTTTAGCTTTTGCTAATTCGCCTGAGAATTCATTGCCTTCATTTGGAGCTTCTTCTAATGAATCTGGAACGCCATTGCCGTTCTCATCTTTCCACCAGCTACCTGTTTCATCATTGCAATCATGTGAACAATCTGTAGTTGGTTCATGCATTGTGTCGCCACAGTCTTCGCATTTGTAGTCTGATGCGTTTAGTTGTTGTGCTTCGTCCATGTCATCACCCATGTCATTTAAATCATGGTTGCGTCTAAAGTCTGCAACAAAATCTTCAATTTGATCGCCACTTAAATAACGAACTAAATCGTCAAATACTGGTTGACAGTCGCCTTCAAAATGCATATCAATTAAATCATAAATTGGTTCTGCAAATTCGCCAACTGCTTCTTGTGCCACTGGTTTCATTTCTCTTTGTGTTGCTTCAGGAGCCGGGCTTGGTGTTTGTTCTACCGTTGCTTGGCTACCAGCAAGTTTTAATATTCTCTCTAAATCACTCATTGCCTTTTTCCTTTTCTTTACGAAGTTTTAACAACTCCTTGATTAAATTAGCGTTATGCTTTTCACCTGATAGTTCGTCTGCTGGAACTTCTTCTGGTTCAAAGTGTTCTTCTTTTGTATCAACATCTGTTTCGTGTTCGCCTTTTACTTTTAGCACACCATCTCTTAATCCCAACATGTTTCCAATCTCAGTTTGTACTTGAGCGGATGTTGTAATTAACTTTGTTTCAAATTCATATGAATAAACTTCATATCCTCTGTGTTGAGGGAAGTCTCTTGGTATACTTTGTAGTATTGTTTTCTTTTCAGCACTGAGTCCTGTCGAGTCATATTTCATTAGGTGCTTCTCGATGCGATCACACTGTTCATCTGTTAGTTGATGAATTGTTTTGATGCAGAAATTCCAAGTTTTATTAGATTCTACAAGATATTGTGTAAATGATTTCATAACGTCTTCTCCATAATACTATTTATCATCGTTCTTCATTTTATTCATGATTTCGGCTAATAACTCTGATCTATCTCCAATTATACGTCCTGTAACTTCTTCTGTATCTTCATCTGTTCCAAGTTTATCTTTTACATATGCATCAGTTTTCTTTTCTTCTTGCTGTATTCGTTGTTGACGCATTTGTAGTTCAATCATTTTCATTTTTTTGTCCATTTTAGCTTGTTTGGCCTGTAATGCGGCCGCAAGCATTTTACTTGCACTATCAAATATTGGTGCAGCGTGTCTATCTTCTACATTTCTACCTAAATCTACTAAATCATCAAATGTTGCCATAGCCTTTGATGCATATGCATCCATTTCTCTGTCGAGCTCTTCCATTCCTGTTACCATAGGAAGTGCTGCATCGGCACGTTCTGCAATGCTTAAATCATCTTTATATTTAACTATTTCGTTTTGAGTTTCTTCAACAGTTGGCTCTAATTCTTCTTCAGGTTCAACATCTGGCATTAATTCTTCTATTGATGGTAAGTTAAATTCTTCTTCTAATTTTTTTGTCATTTCTTCCTCTTTTTAGAACGAGTAGGCTTGTTAAATATTTGATGTTCAGTTATAACTCTAAAGCCCATTCCTTGTTGCTTACACCATGCTCTTGCTGATTCCCACTTAGCATGATTAACCACTGCTTGCGCTTTATCCATTTGTGTTTTAGCTTCACCTAATGTTTGCTTTGCTGGTTTTATTTCAACCATTTCTGCATGGTTTCCGCCGCCTGCATCCTTGTATACCATAAGTAAATCTGGAACATAGGTTGATGCTTTACCTGTCAATGGATTTCTATACGGAATTCTGTGTGTTTCACTTCCCCAACCTAGTACGGCTGGATGATTGTCACACATACGGAATACTGCTAGTTCCCACCCGCTTCTATATCTTGGTGCTTTTTTACCTAAGTATTTACCTGGGTTAGAAACCTCGTAAATGCCTTGCATGTAGTTCTTAGGCATTGAGTCTCCTAAGTGTTTGATATGTCTCTGATATCGTAGCCTTCGTAAACAAATGTAAGTTTGTATTGTACAAGGCTACTATCTGAGTAATCTAATGTATCTGCGTCTATTGATGTAATAACTGGATTGTATACGGTTATTTTATTAACTGACTGATTATCGCTTCTTACAATATCTAATGTTTTGATAAAGTTTCTATCTCGCTGTAATTTAAAACCTGCATCTAGTGTAGCAAAATCATCAGTTGGATCAATGTTCATTGGTCCTGCAAAATAGTAGTTTGAATAATCTTTTAAGAAATTTTGCAGGACCGAAGGAGAATGGATATCGTATGCGGTTAGTATTATTGGAGAATATTCATAGTTTGTTTGAACTACTCTCTTTTTGTTATATGCGTTCATTGTCACAGCTGACGAAGTCCAACTTGGCATTTGGATATTTAATATTTTATCCAATTCCAATGTTTGAATTCCATTATCAAACACACTGCTTCCAGTGTCGCTGACATACTTTAAGCTGGCAGTAAAATTAAATTTATGCCTTGGAACCCCTTTGACTACTTGCTTTGCGCCAGTGCCTTGGTTATACTTATCGTATGCGTAGTTGGTTCTCATCTGTAACTCCTGAACTGATTAGTTGGCCCTAAGAGCCAACTAAATCAATCTAATTTACCCTACGTCTGAAAGTAAATCGTCGTCTTGAGTTTCAAGTGTGTGTGCTGCATTATCATAACGAATTTGCATAGTTACCTGTACCATGTCACTTGTGCCATAGTTAAGATCTCCATACTGTACGTTTGACAAGTAACAACCAGCTAATTCCCACTTATCAAGTGGTGCTGCTGCCGCTGTACCATCGAGGATTTCAATTTCCATATTAAATTTATATGACAATCCTGATACTGTTCCATCTGTAGAGATGCCAGCACCTTGTGAGTTATGGTCTAATTGGTTGTTTAACTGTTGTCCAATTAATCTAATTACGCTTGAATTCACGTCATCACGTAAAACAATACTAATTGGTTCCCAAGTATGTTTACCTGCAATGTATGATTTTGAGTTATATGAATCAACAATAACTTCTTCGTGTGTAATGCTTGGACGTCCTGCACTAATTACGTTTTGTGTTGAACTAGTACGATCTGCAGCAACGTTTCCCATTCCTGTGAAGTTAACACGGAAACGGTATTGTAGTTTTGGCATCAAAGTCGAGTTATCACTAGCCGACGAAGGTACACCAAATTGATTTAAATTTACAGCCATCTTTTTCTCCTTAATAAACTGTTGTAGTTATATACTATATGTATTTATCATAATTGACAAAAAAAATAAAGGCCACTTTTAAA